TATACAGATTTAGATAAGTTGGATGAAAAAATGAATTTAGATTCCAACAATTCTTCAGTTGATAATACAGTTCAATCTCAAGAAAAGCTTCAATCTGAATTAAAGGAAACTCAGAAACAAGCAGAGAAAACTGCTCAAGCTGTCAAGGAATCTACTACTACTGCTTCTACAGGGCAAAAGAAAGACGCATTTCACAGTGATATTGATACATCTTCGAGTGTGAAATCTCTTGAAAATCTTGAAGAAGAGATTAAAAAAATATTTACAGATGCAAATGAGTTACAAAACATTCTTGATTCATTACATAATGGCAAATATTTTCATTTATCATGGACTACAGATGGAATAGATGAAACTGGTGCCGATGAACGTGTTCGTCAATTATCCAAACTTCTTAAAGAATATGGATATACAATTAACAATTTTAAAAGCGACTCAGACGCTTTTGATACCTCTGGTGTTATCAATGCTATTAAAGAAGAGAATAATATATTAGAACAGAACACTCAGAAAGTTAAGGAAAATACACAAGCCAAAGAACAGAATGCCAATGTAAACCTTAATAAGTATGATAAACGTTTGGATTCTTATAATGGTAAGATCGATAAATACAAGACAACCATTGATAGATTTAATGATGGTGGTTGGACAAGTAGTACATATTTAGAAAACGTACAGGCTGTCAAGAATGCTGTTCATGAGTATGAAACTCTGCTTAATGAATTAAAGGGTAAAGATGCTAGTTTGGTGACAAGCGATGATATTTCTAAATTGGACAAGTATGAAAAGAAAATCAAAGATACTATCGCTACTGTTACTAATATGTCGGCTTCTGAAAAGGGATATAACTTTGTTTCTGGTCAGAAAGAATTAGACAAGATTCACAAACTTCTCAATGAAAATAGTAAGATGTCTTCTGAAGCAAAAGCTAAAATTAAGGCTTACTATGCTGAAATTGAAAGTGGCAATCCTAGCATGAGTCTTGATAAGATTCATGGTGAAATCTTAAAGATTTACAATGCCGAAGTTGAAGCTGGTCGTGCTGGCAGAACATTGTGGGACACTTTAAAGAATAGCGGATTCCATCAATTAGCTGCTCAGATGGCAGGAATGTTTGGATTTTATGATGTTATTAATCTGGGTAAAGAAGGTTTAAGTGTCGTAAGAGAACTTAATACTGCCCTTACAGAAATGCGAAAAGTATCTGATGAATCTTTACAAAGCTTAAAAAATTATCAAAATACAACTTTTGATACGGCAGACGCAGTTGGCACAACTGCAAAACAAATACAGACAAGCACTGCCGATTACATGCGATTGGGTGAGTCGCTTGATAAAGCTGCCGAAAGTGCGAAAACAGCAAATGTCCTATTGAATGTATCTGAATTTGATAATATTGAGGATGCAACTAAGTCACTTGTTGCTATGGGGCAAGCATATAAAGACTTAGATAAAATGACTATCGTTGATAAGCTTAATGAAGTAGGTAATAATTATGCAATATCAACAGATGAATTAGCCACCGCCCTTCAAAAATCAGCAGCTACTCTCTCACTTATGGGGAACACAATTGATGAGGCTGCTAGTTTAGTCACTACAGCGAATGCAACGATTCAGGACGCAGATAGTGTTTCAGCAGGTTTACGTACAATTTCTCTTAGATTGGTTGGTACGGAAGAAGCCGAAGAAGAACTTTCTGCAATGAACGAGGAAGTGGATGCTTTCGTAAAAGCAACAAATTCAAAAAAACAACAGATAATCAAAGATTATACTGCCGTAGCTTCTAACAATTATCAAGGTTTTGATATTCTTGATAGTAATGGAAATTATAAAAATACTTACGAAATTCTTCTTGGAATTGCCAAGGTTTACAAAGAAATTCAGGAACAAGATAAAAAGCTGGGAACAAATCACGCCACAGCTTTAATTGAAGAGTTAGCGGGCAAAAACCGATCGAATATTGCTTCAGCGATACTGCAAGATCCGACACAGCTTGAAGCTGTTAAGAAATCTTCAGAAGAAGCATTGGGATCAGCAGAAAAAGAATTAAACTCTTATCTTGATAGTATTGATGGCAAAATGGCACAATTAGAAAATCGTGCGCAGGAGTTCTGGTTTAAGGTGATAGACTCCGAAACTATTAAGAATGGTATTGGTTTATTATCCACTCTGCTTAAAGGTGCTACTGATTTTGTAGATACAGTTGGATTGTTACCAACTATTCTTGCACCAATTGCAGCTATTCTTGGCAAAGGTAAATCAATACAACGATTTTGCCCTGTATGGTAGTGATGCCATATTGCAATCGCCAAGTAAAATAAAGATGGGTGTCAAAATATATTGTCGAGGATTGTATAATTAACATCATGCAAAAGTATATAATAGAGAATATTATATATGATAGAGTTGAAAAACAGGAAAAGTTGATGTTTGTTCATAAGCTAACCAATAACGCTAAGTGAACGGTATAATAAAAATTAGGCATTATTATACAAGATTACATATTCGCAGCCAAGCGAAAGGAATATGGAAAATTCCCCTCCTACTCTTTTGAGAGGACGAAGGTTCAACGACTGGAAGGCACGATATCTCTATGAGATATGGAAGTACAGTCTGGTTTCTATTGTATTTATACAATAGTCTATGCTCGCTGGTAATCAGACCAGCTAAAGAAGTAGTATAGAGTGAATATTGAATATAATTAATTAATTTGATTTACATTGCGATTTCGGAATTCAGTAATGTATTTGAGTGTGTGTTTCACTCAACTAGAAAATTCCAAAAAGATAACTTATAAAAAGAGAATATAATATTAAGAAGTCCGTAGCATAAACTACGGACTCAGATAAGAATGACACTCTTTATCAATTTCACAAAAAGGATATGAAAAATGAAAATGAAGAACTCTTACTCCTCATAGAACGAACTATCAACTTCTATTCTACTCTGGTCAGCAGAAAAATGAAAGTTTTTAGTTTTCTTGGAAAAAATTTTATGTACCAGATAAAAACCTAATCCAAGTTCGCCGAATTTCAGACAATATGTAAGCATTAGTTCTACCATCTTTCACCTCCTTTCCGTGATGTTGATAACGGTTGGGAATATGATGTGGAGAACCCACTAGATGTTTTTCTTCCAAGAGCGTTGTACTCACTTTCTTCCTTAATAAAAAGGAAACGTGAAAATTAATAAGTTACCACATAAGATACGCACAGGCTACGGTGCGTTCATAGCCCTCTTATGTATAACCATATTTTACCATTGTACTTAAATAAATACAATTCAGAACATAAGTTTTGAAGAAAATACCCAATATAAAGGAGGTTTTTTATGCATATTAACATTGCTTATAAGATTGTTGGTGTTTAATCAAAAAAATAATAGGACTGTCGTGAGACAGCCCTACCAATGGAATAAAAGGAAATATGAATACAGCATATGCAAGAAGATATTATAACATCATATTAGTGATGTCTTTTACTTTACTATCGGAAAGTTCAGTATGTTTACAAATCATGCTTGTGACAATGACTTTTCCTAAAACGGAGCGTAAATTATACTTGCCACTTCCGATAATAC